CTCCACCTTTGTATCGGTGCTTGATAATGACTTGCTCAGTAGGCCATACTGCCCAACAGAAGTCCCAATCTGGGATATGGTCTGTCAGCTTAAAGCCTTGAACTTCTTTAAACTGTGGTGCGTGTTGGGCTAATCTATTGCCAAACCGAATATCGTGATTGCCCCATGTAAACAGTAGCTTTACATTATGTCTTGCTGCTTTAGCTACTTCTTCAATCTCACCCAACGCACCTTGCGTAGCTTTTAACTCTTGGATAACAGAAGTCTGTGGTTGGTCAGTTACGTCATGGCGAGAGATAGACGCACCATCGAAAGCATCTCCGTTACATATCACCGCCTTGGGTTTGAACTCTTGGATAGCCCATAGAAGCCCTTTAAACGCTGTTGTGCGCTGACTTGGGATAAAGTGGGCATCTGAGAACACAATAACTGTTCCGTCCTCTATGCCAAGGTTTATTTGCTTTAAAGGTGAAAAGGATTTAGGTCTGCTTTTGTCATACAAAGCACCACGATGGTCTTTGGCATTTAGCTTCATGTTGTATTGTTTTTCAATCCACCTTCTACGCAAATGAACTGCTCTGGTTGCAATATCAAGGTGTTCAGCTATTCTTGCAGCAGACTGATGTTGACCCCATAACTGTATAAATTCGGTGTCTGTGCAGGTCTGATTATGGTTGCCCATTGGAATCCTTAGAGAGTAAGTTTTCTAGCAAGTTAATAACCCTATGCTCTTGCATCTCTATTTCCTCATCAGAGGATTTAGGGTCTGTGGCTGTACACATTAAGTCATGTAAGAAAACATGAAGTAACTCGTGAAGTGCAGTTTTATCTATGCTCTCAGGTGTTATCTTCTCAGCACCAAAGTCACCAAGTCGATAAGTAGCCAATCTAGCAGCTTGATTAAACTCCACAGAAGCCATAGCTTGCTTGGCTGGCTTCATACCTTTTTCAATTCTCCAATCCCCAAGACTTAGCACCTGTTGCCATTTTTTGACGCTTTGTGCAAAAAGTTCTGCATCTTGTTGAGAGGGTATGTTAGCCATTTAATATGTCCAAGGCATGATTGATATGCTTTATCCTGTCATCCAATCCTATCGTGCCTCCGTTAATCTTTTTTGTCATTAGCGTGAAATCTTGTCTGTCAGCAAACTGATTTAACTTGTGGGTGTTCCAGAACCACCCTGCTGTCATGGCAGCATACTTAGGGGTAGCCACTAGGTCTGGTTGCATTACAAAGTCCTCACCACAAGCCTGACCTGCGTGAAAATAGTTCGCATGACCCGTCAACTGAATACACCCTCTGCCTCGGAAACGATACCCATCCCCAGAAGCCTCATCCCTGTTTCCCATCCTAGAAGCGTAAACTTTATTAGCAATTTTCTTAGGATTTCTAGCGTATTCGTTTGCAACTTCTATTGTCGGAAACCTAGACTTCCACAGCTTCATTAGGGTTTCAGCACGATAGTTTAGGTTTTCTTCCAAGACCTTAAAGTTAGCGCACTCATGTCCACATTGCCCAATAAATGAGGCTTGTCTGACAGGTGTAGATATATCGAAACGCTGAAAAGTCTCGTTTAGCGCATCAACCCACACAGGGTCAATGTGCATCTTTTTTAGGTGTTCACTTGTTACCATTTATCAAGTCTCTCATCTGGTTATACGAGTCCACACAAGCATTGAGTGCAACAGTATTCTTATCGCCCATAGCAACTATTTCTGCAATGGCATCGATGGTTGCTCTTTCGGCATCAGAAGCTGTGTCAGTCTGTCTGTCAGATTGGCTGGTTGCTTTTGAATCTGCGCTGGTAGAGGCGGTATTTGAGGGGGCTTGTACGTTACTTGAGGGGCAGAGGCGCAACTTGCCAGCACGATTGGCAACAGCAAGAGCAGTAGTTTTTTTGTTGATAGCATCATTAGCCTCCTGTAATTTCAAAGATTGTTGATTAAGTTTTTCACCCATGTTTTGCTCTATCTGACGAGCTTCTTCATTCTTTTTGGCAATGGCTATCTGCATCTCGCCATCACGCTCTAGCCACCCATAGTGGTGTCCTACTCGGTATGTACCAAAGAGAGATACCATAACGCCAATAATTAACCAAGGCAAAGGAATAGGTAACATTAGTCAGACTCTTTTCTTGCTTGTGCTAATTGTTCTCTCTCGTCATCATCCTCTAGCAAATCTGGAGGCGTAGTCGGAGGAGGAGGAGGAGTCCATGATTCATCTAACGCAGGGTTTACCCATTTAGGCAAATCATTGTTAGGTGCAGTCCATGTTTGCGTAGGTGCATAAGATGAGCCATAGGATTGATTATTTCCGTAGCACATAGGTTGCATAGGTGGTGGCTGATTTGAAGCCCCAAAAGCCTTAGAAACTGCGCCAGCAGCCCTCTTTGTCATTACGCCACCAATGCCACCAACAATAAGCAGAACAATGTCGTTGAGCATCTTGGTGTAGGCCATGTCAATCGGGGCCATGCTCTTAATTGGCTGAGTCACAAAGGTGACAGAATAGAGTAAAGCAATAACAATAAAGCACAAAATGCAAGTCACTACAACAACTACAAAGCCCCAAACTCGGACTTCAAATTCTTCAGTTGTTAGGTTTGGCTTCTGATTGAACATCGTTTACCTTTTTTTCCAATATTGGGGCTACTAAGTATTCGGGACACATCTGAGTAAACAAGCACTTAGGCTTTTGACATTCCTCTGCATGGAAGTAATCAGGATTCTGGCATTTATACCGATACCTGTCTTCACATCCTGATAGCATAAATGCTATAAAAATCAGAATATATTTCATTTACCTAAACCAATCCTTCCAAGTAGGAGATTGACAATTCTGTCTGATAAGTCATCAGGTAGGAACTTCAGAAAACCCAAGAAATAAAGTGCTACTACCCCGTAAACGAAGATTTTTAAGCACAAGTCAAAAGTCTTCTGATATTCGTTCACGATGTTCTCTCATCATTCATCTGCCACATCTACGAGTGGTTGCACAGAAATCCATCATCTCATTCACGCCAACAAAGACTAAAAACAGCACAAAGAAGATTCCACCTATTGCCAAGCCAATCTCTAGTTGTTCTTGCTCTTTCTCTTTGGCTGCCTTTTCTGCTTTCTTTAAAGCACTTATTTCTTTGGCATCAGCTAAATCCATCTCTGCTTGACGAGCCTTAATCTTGTTCCAAACATCAATCTTTCCTGTCTGCATAAAGAGCATTTTCAGTTCTTCTTCAAACGCTCTGGCTTGCTCTAGTGCCATCTCAATCTGGAGAGCCGTACCCATGTTCGAGCCTTTGCCAGACTGCTTGGCTTGAAGCATCGCTTTTGTAGCTACAGACTTAGCGTCAAATAGCTTACCAATCATGGGTGCAAGTGAGCCTAAGTCATTGGCAACATTAGCTGCCTTCTTGACCATACTGATTGCTGACTGTATGCCAGCTAGTGCTGTGATTGGGTCTATCATTTCTTATCTACCTTTTTCCATTCAATACAGTAGACTTTTCGGTTGTACACATCGCCAACCCAAACCCACTTAACACATCTGTACTCAATAGTTACAGCCAACAAAAACGCTAGTACCATGCCCACACAATAATGTAGACACACCAAATGACAGTAATACAAAACAAGACTGCGGTAGTAAAAGCCACAGCCCAATCTTTCATTTTTTAATCCAAGTCTGCCAGACAGCACCAGCAGCAATGACTAACCCACCAATCCACAAAACTGGTTGAGCAATAGATGCTATCCAGTTAAGAACCTTTACAGCACCCTTGGCAGCGTCAATAGCTTCAACAAGGTCTTTTGTGTTCTTATCTATCTCATCTACCTTTGCTTCAACAGCTAATAGACGCTCATAGATTTGCTCATGGCTTACATTGTTCATGGCGCATCAGGCCAAGTAATAGTCCAAGGGAAACCTGTCTGCGTAGTCACATCACGCAAGGCTTGACGATAGGTAGCCCATACTGCTTTGTCAACAGGAGCGTCAGCTACTTGTGTCCAATCACAGTCTTTTAGTTTCTCATCCCTTGAAGCACGAACACTCTTAGCCTGTTCAGCATCCTTAGTTGCTTTGTAGGCTACTTCTTGTTCAGCAGCAGTAGTAGTTACACCATCTACCACTTGGTCAATGAAGACAGGGCCAAGGATATATTTGGTGTACCACTTACCATCTACTTGCTCAACACCAGAGGCTTGAGAGTATTGGTAAACAGTACCACCAGAGGCTTGTGGGCCTTCAAAGACTACATCAGCACCCAAAGCCGTTAAGACTTCAGTTGTTGTTATGTCCCATGATGGGCCACCATTGGCTTTGGTGTATGCGCGAAACTCTGCTTCGTACATGACTTGTCCATTATTTGTTCTGATTTGCATGATTAAACTCCTCGGTATTTGTAATAGCTTGAGACAGTAGCTCCACACTCTTTCATGGCGTGTAAAGCAGTACAACCTGTTTCATTAACCATCTTGATGGCATCCAATGCTTTTTGTTTTGAACCATCACGCCATTTGGTCAAGTTAATGTCTTTAAAGGACAAGCCAAAATCAGGCAAGTATTTAGTCAACGCTCTGCGTGATACACCAATTGATTTCAACTCGTACAAAGCCGCATCACCTACAACCATAAACAAGCGTACAAACTCGGCAACACGTTGTTTAGAGGCTTCTTCTTGAACACTCTTTGGCATTATTAAGCCACGCAGTTGTTCCCACTCAGGCGTGTAGTCAAGCAAAGTGTTTGCACCTACTTCGTATTTGTTTGCAAGCATCCTAATACTAGCTCCTGCATAACGCTCATCAAGAATGTCAAAAATAAACTTTCTTGTGCCGTCTTTAATAGCTTCAGAAATCTTTAGTTTTGATTCTGGTGTGTGCGGTCTGGCTAAACCTTCACCACCAATTGTCTTGAAATGGCAGTTGTACAAATATGATTTGTCTTCATCAAAAGCCTTAAACCACTCAGCTTCTTTTTCTTGGATTAGTTCTGGTGTCGCAGAATCAACCACTTTAAACTCAAACGCTTGCTCACCATGCTTGTTGAATGAATACTGTAGCCTTGGATTGCCATGTGCACCTCTACGCAATTCAGAAAAGTGTGCACGTTTACGTTGTGCAGGGTCATTAGTCCTACCAATGTAGAACTTGCCTGTATTAGCGTTTTCAATGATGTAAATGTATTCCATTACGCAATTGCCAACGCTATGTAGCTGGCCCCGTTAATGTTCACATTATTACCTGAAGCGGCTGTAACTTGAAATCCTGTTGACGTTGTATCAACCCAGTTTGTAGAAGTCACTTCTGCTGCTGTAGAGTTTAATAAAAGGTAGGGGTCTGTAGATGATGATAACCCCCTGCTTGAATCCCAAACGTACCAATCACCCGTAGAGTCAGTTCTTTTTATGAGGACGAAGCGGCTACCAGCAGTAAACCCACAGTCAATTGTTTGCAATGTACCCGTTCCAGTAAACGAGGTGCATTTGGAAACTCCTGCACAAGTTGCAAAGAGGTAAGCAACGTAAGTTCCACCACCAGCGTTTACATCACCATCTGTGTTGACAGTGAAAACCGTACTCGTTGGGGAAGTGTTGTTCCAATACGCAGAGTCAGTAACGGCCGAAGACGTGTCGTTTAGATAAAGTGCTTTTGTTGCTCCAATAGTTGCGCTGTAAACTAGCCAGTATCCCGATGCGTTTCTACGTTTCACAATCATCAACTCAGGCACAACACCTAAGTTATGTGCAACTGTTCTTGCGCTTCCCGTCCCTGTATAGCAAACCACATCAAAGAAGCTAGGGGCACGTGTATAAAAATAATTTATGTAGTTAAGTGTACCAATGCTGTCTGTAATGCGAACACCATTTTGTTCGTCTAACGCCCAAATTGCTGAATTGGATTCAGCACCAGTTGAGTTTGGAAATAAAGATGGATTTGTAAATTGACTAGAACCACGCAATCGGTCAAAAATACGCATTGAATTAGCGCCATCTTTTTGCTTTGACCAACTCATATCAACCCTAGACTGTCCAGAAATAACTACGCCAGCAGTAAAGTTGCTATTTTGTACAGGGGTAAACACCTTAGTCGCATCCGTAGGCACTTTCATTGGGCCTCTACGAATGGCTATGTAGATGTACTGTCCAGTAGTTGCTACGTTTACTGCATCAAACCCTGTTGAAGTTACAGCAATAGCAGATAGTCCATCATCAAGCTCTGCACCTGATGTGTTTGCACGTAATGTCTTTTGAGTAGCACTTAAAGGTGGAGCAAGAAATTCTCGCATTGAATCTGTTATGTACCAATTATCAGCACCATTTGTTTGCTTCATTAAAACCCAAGCAGGTTCATATCCAAGCGATATAGTAGCAGCCCCGCTAGAGGCAGTAAACGACCCACACGAAATCACATTGTCTGTACCAGTTAGGCCAAAGCCTCCTGCGTTGTGGGCAAATAGGTAGGCAACGTAGGAGTCGTCAATAGCGTTAGCAGATGTGTTACCTAGAGAAAAAACAGAGCTTGTAGGAGTTGTACTATTCCAAATAGTAGCCGATGTACCAGCAGATGCAGTAGTATTCAAACGCAAGAATTGTGTATTTCCTAAACTTTGGTGGTAAGTCCACCAATCTCCAGCACCATTTGTTTTTTTAACAATAATCATTGCTGGTACAGAACCAAGATTATGAGCAATAGTTGTGTTAGAACCCGTTCCTGTCCAAGTCACAACATCAAAAAACTTTGGTTGCTTGCGGAATGTCCATGAGACATTGGTTGAGCCAGATGTGTTGAAGATGTTGTTATCTCCAATACTAAACCCATCAGAGTTAAAGGCTGTTAACGTATTCGTGCTGGTACTTTGGGCATTTGTAGAGTTAGAAAAAATCCTGTTGTAGATACCTCTTTCCGTATCAAAAAGCATGTTGGCTTCAGCAAGGCTTCTGCACTTTGTCCAAACCAAGCCACCTTTGGTAGACAAGTCAATTCCATTAGTAATGGTCTGTGTGGAGCCGTTGCCTGTATAAAGATAAGTGCTGAAAATTTGTTCTATATATACAGGCTCAACAGCAACCCCGCCACCGAATCCATCGTAGCTTGCAGCCCCACTCGTAGCTTGTAACGGCATTGTTATTCCTTATCTTTACAGTTATCAAAGTGCCAACGCTTTGCAGTATTGACAGCGATACATTTTTGGCAATGAGGACAATCAACTTTAGGTTTTGGCAAACCCTTACGCATTGCACTCATTTTAGCTTTTGATTCTTCAGATTGCTTACGCCCTTTCATTGGGCTAGGGCGACCTAACAATGCTTCAGAAGTCTTGCGCTTTGTTTCTTCAGATGGTCGGTAATTTGTAGTCAATCTTGCTTTGGCAATGTTTGCTCTACCTTCTTCAGACTTAGGTTTTCGCATCTTTTGCTTATGTTCTTCTGTCATAACACGATTCTTTTGACGCTCAGAAGCAAGGCGTT